TCGGCAGCTGACCACAGACCGACGCGCGGAGCCCGACGTCCCGAAAATGTCGGGCGCCGCGCCGGCCGTGGCCACATCCTACGGAAGCAGCCCTATGTCTCCACACGAAACCGCCGTGCTGCTCCAGTACGGCGTCACCAAACCGACCATCGACGCGCTCGCCGAGGCCGGCTACGACAGCCTCGCGGCCATCCTCGCCATGCCGCACGAGAAGGTCCCGCTGATTCCCGGCGCCGCCGAGGCCGACGTGCGCGCCGCGGTTTTGCTCGTCGGGCGCCTCGCCGACGCCAGGGTCAGCGTCGCGCGCTAGAGACTCCCGCTGGCGGTGAGCTCCCGCCGAGGCCGCCAGCGGGGCTACACGTCGACGCCCGACCTGTGCCGAGGCCGGGCGTCGACGCATCTGGCATGATCAGCGCGTGTCTGACGCCGAGATCCCCGCCGACCTGATCGCACTCAAGCGCGAGTTCTACGCCACCGAGCGCGAGCTGGCCGAACTCTCCAACGCCGAACCCGCCGACCCAGGCCGCTGGAAGGCCACACACGACCGCCTCGGCGACCTCGCCGTCGCCATCCACCGGCACCCCGCGCTCCAGGCGCTTCCACCGGTCGAGAGGCTCAAGCTGGACCAGGCGGCGTCGAAGGCAGCGCGGGAGCAGGCCTGATCGCCTCCGGGTCGTAGCGGTACCAGCCCCACACCGGCGCGATCGTCGGATGCGTCGGATCCGGATGCCACGACAGCCACACCGCCCAGCCGCCGCCAGGCAGCCGGGCCCAGCGCTGCACGTAGCCAGGACGCCAGACGCCATCGATACAGATACGGATCAGCGACGACTGCGGCTCGAAACGCGGCGCCGAACGGGGCGGCATCGGCATTGGCTGGGCATCACGCACGCGACGATCATCGAACGTGCGTGCGAACAGCGCAAACGCGGGTGGCGCTACCCAAGCCGATTGCTGAAGGCGTAGTCGCCCATCGACCCGCAGTGCCGGGACAGCGAGAGCCACGTGGTTTCGACGTTGCCGATGTTCGTTGCTATGGCACTCGGATCCGGCTTCGCCGCGATGACCACAGCGTCCAGGCCGTCAAGAGCGCCGGCAAACGCGGTCAGGTCCGAGTTGATCCCGGCATTCGGATGATCCAAAATCAGCTTCTTCGCAGCGTCGGATGCGCCAACGATCGGGATCCCGATACCGAACGCCGGCACCGACTGGCCGGTATCCAGCTTGCTCAGCAGATCCGCCAAATCCTTGATCTGCGCATCGAGATTCGAGCACATGATGCCGATGTTCACGTCCGCTGTGGCGGACGGCGACGAGGCCACGGTCGTCGCGGCGGCCGTCGACGCCGACGTAGCCGCGGCGACAGGCTTCTTACTGGACGAGCTGGAGCAGCCGGCCGCCAGGCATGCCACAGCGACGGCGGCGAGAATACGGACGCGCATGATCCCCCCTTGGAATCAGAACCCGAGGAGACGCACGCTACGCCCCGGGCACGGTAGCCCGGAAGGGGTCAGCTGCAGGCGTAGTACGGCGACGGGCCCTCAGACGACGGCACGCACGTGTGCGTCCGCGGGTTCCCGATCGGCGGCGTCTCCACATACACCCAGCCGGACGGTGCCGGGCCTGACGGCCCCGGGCCGCCGGGACTGCCCGGCTCGCCAGCAGAACCCTGAGCGCCGCTCGGCCCCGTCGGACCCGGCGGTCCGCTCGGGCCAGCCGGCCCGCTCGGGCCCTGGCCGCCTAGCGTGCCTGTTGGCCCGGACGGCCCGGACGCTCCCGAAGGCCCGGACGGCCCCGCAGGGCCAGTCGGCCCGGCCGGCCCAGGTGCCCCACTCGCACCCGACGGACCTTCCCTGCCCTCCGGGCCCGTTGCACCCACCGCACCGGGGGGACCGACCTGGGCAATGATTTGCGAAGGCGCCGGCTGCGCCGGTTGGATCCCGTGCTGCTTCAGCTGCGCCTGCGCGGCGGCCAGGTTCGACGACAGCGCGTCCACGACCTTTGCCTGCTGCTTCAGCTGGTTCGACGTCGCGTGCAGATTGATGATGGTGTACACGACCAGGCCGAGAATCACCAGCAGCGTCGCCAGCAGAATATGCCAGAGGCGGTCCCGGACCGCGCGGGTCAAAGTCGCCATCTCAATGGGCTCCCCTTGAGCTCAGGTACGCCGCCCACACAGCGGCGACCAGCGTGGCGGCGATCCCGAGTACCCCGAGGACGCGGACCCACGCATTCTGTCCGCGGTCCTCGATCCGCTTGAACCTGGCGTCGATCGCCCTGTCTGTGCTGTCTGCACGCTCGCCGCAGTCCTTGTCGACCTCGGCGATCTTCTCTTTGAGGTGGTCATTCCCCATGGCCCAGGTGTCCGTGGTCACCATCCGGTCCAGTCGCCTGTCCACCCTCTCGAAGCGCTCCCGGATTTCCCGGTCAGACATCCGCTCATCGGCCACAGCGCACCCCGGATTCCGCGCGCGTGACGCGCAATGTCAGCCCTTTGCCGTGGGCGGCGCGGGGTCGGTGGTCGTCGTCGGGTCGGCCAGGACCGCGGTCACCTTCGGCGCCGGCTGCGTCGGGACCGCGGTGCGGTACAGCGCCTCCAGCACGCCGACGATGGCGCCGATCGCCGGGTACCGCGCCTCCCAGGCGCCCAGCAGCGGAACCGAAGCCGCGGCGCCAGCCAGCGTGAACACGACCAGCCGCACGACACGGCCGAGCTGCGGGGACTTCAGCAGCTTCGCGAGGGCGCTCATGCCGACGTCACCTTGATGTGCGGGGCCAGCGCCGCGGCGAACGCGGCCGGGTCCGGCGCGCCCACGTGCGGGGCCAGCGCGGCCACGAGCGCGTTCACGTCGGTGGTCGGGTGCAGCAGCGGGCCGAGCTGCGCGGCCAGGGCGCCGACGTCGACCGACTGGCCGGACAGCTTCGCGGCGAGCGCGGTAGTGGCGTCGCGGGCCTGCCTGGCGTACAGCATCGCGGCAGCCGCGCGCGCGTCGGCCCAGATGATTGCGGTGTCGTCGTTGTACGGGCCGTTCGGCGGGAAGTCCTTCGCGACGTCGGGGATGTCCTGCGCGATGCTCGGGGGGATGTTCGGCACGGTGCTGCCTCCAGGGTTGGTTGTCGGGTCCGTCAGGTACGCCGCGAGCTGTCCGATCGAGCCGCGGAAGGCGTTGAAGTCGACTTGCTGGCCGCCGTCGCTGGCCTTGTCCGTGAACTGGTACAGCAGCGGCGTCATCCCGCCGTAGCTGTTCCAGCCGGCCGCGCCGTCGCCCGGGTACAGCTGCGACGCGGTGCCCGAGCCGCCCGGGTACGCCGACGACACCAGGTGCACGCCGAGCGCGGCGAGCTCCGACAGGTCCGGCGAGCCCATCTGCTGCCAGTACCAGTGCGGCAGGTAGACGAGACGCAGGTTCAGGCCGACCGCGTGCGCGGCCTTCACGTAGGCGATGATCTGTGCCAGCGACGGCTTGAACGATCCCTCGGGCTCGCAGTCGAGCATCCCCGGCAGCGACGTTGAGCCGACCGCCGCCGCGGTGTGCTTTGCCTGCGCGGTCGCGTCCTCGCCGGACAGGAAGTGGTACCAGATCAGCGGCTTGCTGATCCGCGCGGCCTGCGCTCGCCAGCCGGGGAAGTCGGCGTCGGTGTAGTACGTGCCCTCGGTGACCTTGGCGATGACGAACGCGGCGTCCGTCAGGCGTGACAGGTCAAGGCCTGCCTCGTATGAGGAGATGTCCGGTCCGAAGCACGTCATGCGATCAGCCCCCGAACCCACTTCGAAGCCTCGTAGTCGGCGGCCGCCGCAGTGTGTACCCCGCCGTGTCCCCGGTGGTGCCACGCGCACAGCCAGACCAGGTTGTCCGCGGTCTCGACCCAGGCGCCCACCGTCGACGGGTCGGAGATGCCCGGGTACAGGTGCTCCAGCCGCTCCAGGGCGATCCCGTTCTGGAGGCTGAACTCCACGTGCGCGTGGTGCAGCTCCAGGGTGCCGTGGCACTCGGAGGCGTCGCCGGTCTCCTCGGCGAAGCGGCACACCGCGGTGGCGTGCGTCCGGCGCCGGTACGCCTCGAAGTCGGCGTAGTGCGGGTCATCCTCGCGTGCCGGATGCTCCGGATAGTGCATCAGGTAGTGGCGGGTCTCCGCCTGGTCATGCGCCTCGGTCACTGCTGCTTCGCCTCCAACTGCTTGATGACCTCGGCGAGCTTGGCCGAGATGTGCCTCAGGTGCTTGCGGTGCTTCCAGTGCAGCCAGACCACCGGCAGAGCCCAGATCACCGACGCTTCGAGGTTCGGCCACACCGGAACCCACTGGTCGCGGTAAAGCAGGGTCCACATCGTCGGCTCCTCGAACTCCAGTTCGAACACTACGAGTGTAGTGTCCTACAGCTTGCTGACGTCGATGTCGTCGGCCAAGACCTCGTCGCCGGCCGCGTTCGGATGCAAGTGGTCGCCGCTGTCGTAGGCCGCGAGCATCGCGGCGGGATTCGCGGGGTCGTGCAAGGCGCCGTCGAGGTCGACGACGCCGTCAGCGCCGGACGCCCCTGACTCCGCCCACGCGTTGTATGCCGAGCGCGCGCTCTCCTCGGTCGCGTTGTCCCCGGACGACCCGGCCATCGGCGTCAGCGTCGTCAGCAGTACCCTGACGCCGGCGTTGTGGGCAAGGACGACGAGCTGCTGCACCGACGCCTCCAGCGTCGTCACAGGGACGCCGGTGCGGATGTCGTTGATCCCGCCCTGCATGATGATGGTCCGCACCCCGGCCGGCCCCAGGGCGTCCGTCGCCCAGCGCGTGGCGATCCCGGGCGCGGTCGTCTGGTCGTAGGTGACGTCGTCGCCGCTGATGCCCTCGTTGACGACCGCCAGGCCGAGCGGGGCGACCCGGGCCGCGAGCCGGTCCGGCCAGCGCGTGTCGCTGTCGGCCGCCAGGTTCAACCCGTCGCTGATCGAGTCGCCAACCACCACGACCGTGGACGGCGCGGCCGCCGAGACGTCCAGGCCGTCGAAGATGGCGACGAAGCTGAAGGTGTTGCCGACTGGGAAGACGCTTGCCGCGCTCGCGTCGCCGCCGTTGTAGTTGTAGCCGGTCGCGTCCGCGAGATCGTGCCGCGGCGGCAGCGCGTTCGCCCCCGGCGGGATGTAAACGCTCAGCAGCAGCCGCGAGTTCGCCGCCACGGACAGCGCCACCGGATCCGACACCGCCGAGCCGCCGGCCGCCATCGTCAGCGCCTGCGAACCGCCGAACGTCACCGTGACCGGCGCCCCCGTGGTGTTCGCGCCGCCTTGCTGCAGCCCAATCGTCACGTGCCCGATCGCAGTCGCCGAGGTCGCGTACCGGTTCGTCAGCCGCACCCGCAGCTGCGAGCCGCCCAGCGACGTCCGCACCGGCATCCGCAGCGTCTGACCCCCGGTCCCGCCCCAACCGCCCGACGTCGGCGCATAGGCCTCGGCCACGCCGGCCGACGCCGTCCAGCCCGTCCCGGTCGCAGCCGACGGCGACGCCGCCACCCCAGCCAGAACCAACGCCGCGGTCGCGACAGCAGCGAGGAACCTTCGAGCGCGCATCAGTTGCCCTCCCAGCGCACAGCCAGCCACGACGCATACTGGCCGGAGCCGTTCGAGTTGAGGTTGCCGCCCGAGTTCTGCCATCCGGCCAGCTCCAGGTAGTCGCCCACAGCCAGGTAGATGTCCTGCGACACCGAGGTCACATGAATGTTGCCGGAGTTGCCGACCACCGACGTGCCCGCCGTGTACGGCGACCCGTTCTTGTAGAAGCCCGCACCGCGACCCGCGCCCGTGGCGTTCTGAACGAACCCGACGCCGCCTGCCGCGCGGTGCCAGCCGGCCTGCTGCGCGATGAACCGCGAGTTGTTCGTCGAGTTGCTGTGGCTGCCGTAGTTGTCCAGCAGGGTCGAGTCGAGCGAGACAGCGGTCCAGGTCGCGTTCGCCATCGCCTGCGCCGTGGCCTGATACAGCACCACCCCGGGCCGGTTGACCAGGAAGTTAATCGCGTCCCGGAACGCATTCATGTATGCGCCGGTCACAAACTCGCTCGCCTGATAGGTCCGCGGGTTCGGGATGGGGAGAGCCATGGCCGCTCCTAGTAGGTGAGGCGCGTTGTCGGCGCCGCGGACGTCGGGAGGGTGGCCGTGGACGGGTAAGCGTCGGACACGTAGTCACCAACGGCATGGTTGGTGATCAGGTTGGCAGTGAACGTGATCGTCGCCGAGGTGTAGCCGGGATACGTGGTCGAAACCGACTGGATGACGGCGGTCTCCACCGCGGCGCCGCCCTGCGACACCACCACCGTGTCGCCGGTGTTCCACGTCTGACCGAAGCTGTTCCGGGCCGAGTCCACCAGCGGACCGACGGTGACGCTGTTGGTGCCGGACGCGCCGCCGGACAGGATCTGCGCATAGGAGCCGGCCAGCACCGAGGAGGAGTCCCATCCGGTCGGGTCGGTGTATCCGGTCGGCAGCGGCTCGCACACCACCGACCCGGCCGGATGCGTGAAGGCCAGGTTCGCGGCCATCGTCAGCGTCGCCGTCGAATACCCGACGACGGTCGTCGGGACTGTCTGCACGGTCACGGCCTCGAAGCGGGACGTGCCCGGCTCGAACCACAACACCAGCGAGGTGGGCATCGACTGGGCCAGCATGTTGCGGGCCGCATCCGGCAGCGCGTTGATGACGGCCAGGTTTTGGCCCGAGTTCGCCTGTGAGGCGAGGGTGGTGTGCATCGCCGCGATACGCCAGTAGTTGACGAGGTCGGCCGGGGAGGCCTGGTACTCCACGTAGAAGTCGGACTCCGGCGAGCAGGTCCAGGCGATGCGCTGGATGAAGCCGTCGAGCTGCGTCGCGGGCGCGCCGTTCGGGCGTTTCATCAGGCGCATGCGCACGTTCTTGTCGACCTGCGCCAGCACCGGGAACAGCCCGATGATCGCCGACGGGTGCATGCGGATCACGTTTGCCCGCTGCTTCGGGTCCTTCAGCTGGCCGGTCAGGTAGTTCGCGGCGTCCTGCGCTTCGGCGCCGGAGGTGGTGTTGATGGTGCGCTGATATAGCCTGCTGTAGTAGCGGCGGATGCTGGTGGCGTCCAGGCCGGTGTAGAGCGAGCCCCCGTACTGGGTGACCTGCGTGATGTTCGCTAGGTGCGCCGGGTCGAAGTCCAGGGACCCGATTTCGGTCGGCCACTCCCCGGCGTTACCGGACGGTAGGTTCTCACCGAAGACGACCTGAGGCGTCCGCACCCCGTACAGCGCCGACCGGGCGCTGAACGTCAACACTCCCGATGCGGACACGTATGAGTCGCCGTTCTCGGTGGCGGCGATCGCGTTCAGCGCATCCAGCGGCGTCAGGCCGGTCAGGTCCGTGGCCGGCCCCATCGACTGCGTCGACCCGGACGCGATCGACGTTGGCCCGGTCCAGCCGATCCACGACAGCACCCGGCCGTAGCGGGCACCGCTGGATTCTCCGGTAGAGGCGCTGCGCCAGGAGTTGTAGAGGGTGGACCATTGCGTGCTGGACAGGACGAACGAAAACTCCGTCGCGAAAGCTATGTCGCCGACGAAGCCCTGCTGATAGATACTCAGCGGCGGAATGGCGTAGGCCCCGACGGTATCTACTGGCATGAAACCGGGGGTGCTCAAGCCCGTGCCGGTGGAGACCTGGACGCCGTCGAGCCACACTGAGCCCGCGCCGCTAGTCGGGTTGACGCTCATCCCGATCAGGTGCCAGTTCCCGTCGCAGATCGAGGACCCGCCGATGTACGACAGGTGCGCGCCGGCGCCGTCGTGGTACGACACGAACAGCGCACCGGTGGTGTTGCTGATCGAGAATGAGCAGGATCCCGGCAGGTTGTTGACCGACGACGAGTTCCAGATGGTGTAGCCGCCGCCGGACGGCGGGATGGCCGAGGCCCGGAAGGCGATCATTCGGGTCCAGGGCCCGGAGTTCGGCGGTCCCGCGGTGACGGTGGTCTTGTGCAGCGAGATGAAAGTCTCGGGCTGCTGGCTCGGGTTGCTGCCCGGGTTGTTGTTGAACGTGGCGACCGGGCCCTGCGTGCCGGTGAACGCCGACCCGGCCGTGTTCGAGGTGACCGAGGATCCGAGCGTCAGCGAACCGACTCCGTAGGGCGAGTTCTCGATCGGCGCTGACACGCGGCGGGCCGCCGAGTCCGCACACGCCGTCGAGCCTGCCGCGTCGGCCAGCTGGTAGAAGAAGTTCGGCCCCATCAGCAGCACTTCGTTGATGAACGGCGCCGCCAGAGGCAGCTGAGACAGCGCTGCCGTGGCATCGACGCACTGAAGCCGGCTGGTGCCGTAGGTCGAGTTCAGGTCCGACCAGGTGCGCGGGAACCGCTCCACCAGGCCGGTGAACAGGAACGTGGCCGGGCCCGGGTCTGCCCACGTCGACGCCGATGCCGCGGCCTCGACCTGCAATCCGGTGGCCTTGATGACCTCGGTGCCGGTGATGGTGGCGGTAGTGAAGGTGAGGAACGGTCGCGCCCACGCGGCCCCGGCGGGCGCGGTACCGCTGGCGGTCGCCCGCACCCAGCCGGACGTCGGCACGGTGGTGCTACCGCCACCGGCCGTCCCCACAGAGACGCCGGCGGAGTTGAAGAACTGCATCGTCACGCCCATGTTCACCGTGGCGTCCGGGCCGGACCGGGTCAGGTACATCGACGTGGTGTAGGACTGTCCGGGCGTGACCTGGACGCAGTCCCCGACCGGGCCGATCGTCTGCGCCTGGTTGACGCCCAGGTACAGCGCATACAGCGACGTGGAGCCGGCCGGGGCGCTCCATGCCAGTGCCGTGGTCTGCCCGGACGGGGCCGCCGCCAGGTTGACGGCCTGCGCGACTGTCCCGGTGTTCGGGTAGAACCAGTTGCTGGCCGAATCGGTGGCCGCCATGGTTTCAGTGCCGGTGGCGATGTTCCTCGGCAACAAGTTCACGCCTGGTGCCCACGGCATCTGCCAGCGGGTGGCGTAGCCGCGCGCCTCCAGCTGGAGCCCGTCGCACCAGACGGTGCTCGGTGCGGACGGGGTGGTGGTGGTGACTACGCGCAGCAGAGCGGCGACCGTGCCGGCCGGGGCTGTGCCGGTCACCGTGAGCTGCGTCCAGGTGCCGGCGCCGCCAGTCAGCGTCGAAGGCGAACCGGAAGTCGTGGACAGCACCGTGCCGCCGGTGCCGACCCAGCCGATCGCCACATACGTGGCCGGGTTCTGTCCGCTGGTGGTGGCCTGGGTCTGCGCAGTGAAGGTGTAGGTCTGGCCTGCGGTTACCGTCGGCACCGCGAAGTCGAGCAGGTCGGCGCCCGGTGTGGCCGCCGGGACCGTCGTGGCCCATACGCGGGTTCCCTGATACGCAGACGCGCCGACGGACGCGATCGTGGCAATGCCGTTGCCGAACGCTGTGACGCCGGTGTTCGCCGGGGCCGGGCCGGCGGCCAGCGGCGACCACTCGCCCGCCGAGGCCACATCCGGCGGGAGCAGATTGTTCCCGAGTACCACGCGGATCCTGCACGGCCGGTAGGGCAGGATGTTCGGCGCGTACGGCGAGGCGGTATTGCCGGGGTCCAGGGCGCCGTCGGTGTTGGCGAGCTCGACTTTCCACAGCGCGGCTTCGTTGATGTCGAGCTCGTACTGGCGTCCCCGCTCGAGTGTCCAGCCGTACTGGACCCGCGACGACAGGTCGGTCCACAGTGGCGGGATCGTCGCCTGGTTCGGGTCGGCGTTGAAGCTGAACTCGTAAAAAATCGCGGGGACCGCGGCGATGCTCACCGGAATCCGCCCCCGGTCAGGCCCAGCCCATTGCCGCTGTTCCGGTTGTCGTACTGGAGGGTGGCGGTGCGCATCGCCCCGGACAGCTCCTGCCCGTCGAGGTAGATGTAGATGTTGGGTGCGGCGCTGTTGAAGCCGCCGGGGCCTGTGAAGCCGCCGTAGGCCGAGCCGCCGCTGTAGGCGGGCGCGGACATCGCTGCAGCTGCCGGGGCGGTACCGGAGTTCAGCGAGTCCAGGAACGGCACCCCGTACTGCTGCACCGCCGCAGCCTTCACCACGAACTCGTCGTCGGACAGCATCGCCGGGATGCTGTCGGAGGTGCTGGTTCCCGCCCCGCGTACGAGGCCGCCGCCGGCCTTGTGCGTGTAGGCGTGCGACGTGTCGCCGGTGATGCTGGCCAGGTCGTTCTGGTACTGGTTGAACGCCGCCTGCGCCTGCGCCATGTTCACGGTGACGTCGGTGTACAAGTTCTTCGGGACCAAGCCGAGGCTCGTGGCGTAGGCATCAACAGCCTTCTTATTGCCAGTCAGCTGCTCCCACACCTTGATCAGCTGCCCGGCCTGATCGGCGGCGGTCTTGTTGGCGGCATCCGTCGTGACGCCGTTCTTCACCTGGGCATCGCGGTATTCCGAGATCGCCTGCGCGGCGGCGCGAAACGCCTCCTCGTTCTTCAGCCCGTCGAGGCTGTTGTCGTTGAAGGATTTGCCGTTCTGGTCCAGGGTGTCCTTGACCGACAAGAGATCTTTTTGGAACTCGTGCAGCATCCCGGAGGAGGAGATGTTGCCGGAGAGCTGCGTGAATGCGTCGTCCACGGCGTTGATCGCATCGGCGGTGCTGTTCGCCGCGTCGGTGGCCGTGTTCATGGCGCCGGTCGCGTCGCCCATCGCCGCGGTGTTGGCGTCGGTGGCCGCCGTGGCGCCGCCGGTTGCCAGGGCGTTGGCCCGCTGCTGGACGACGAAGGCGCCAGCCGCGTCTGAGAACTTCGACAGCGAGTTGTGGAAGGCGTCGGTGGACAGACCGGCCGCCTTCAGCTGGGCATCGATCGCGGCGATGTCCTTCTGAGCGGTCTGGAGATTCCCGCCCTGGACCAGCTGCGCGAGGCTGGCGTCGATCGGCTTGAAAAGGTCCTTCAGGGCCGAGGACTTGGTGGCGGTGATCGCGAGCTGGGCGAAGTTCGTGTTCGCTGCCGATCCGCTCTGCGCGATGTTCAGCAGCTCGGTGTTCATCTTGTTGATCTCGGCGGCGGAGTCCACGCTCTTCTCGCCAAGGTGCTGAACCCAGCCGGCCAGCGCCTGCGCACCAAGCGCGACAGCACCGATGATCGGGATGCCCTTCCCCAGGGCCGAGGACCATTTCACCGACGCGGCGGCGGCACCGTCCGCCTCGACTGCCGCCGTCGTGGATGCGGTCGCGAAAGCCTTGACCCCGGTGATGGCCTTCCCGATGGCCGCGAGGAACGTGGTGGTCAGGGTCTGCGCGAACTTCAGTACCGACAGGGTGAGCAGTCCGCCGATGACGGCGGCCAGCGCCTCGGTCGCCGCTTTGTGCTTGGCGAACCAGCCGACGCCGGCCTCCACCATCGGGATCAGCTTGGTGCCGATGGAGATGCCGACGTTCTCGATGTCCGCGCCGAGCTTCTTCATCTTGAAGGAGAAAGTCTGCTGCGCATCCGACCAGGACTGGTCGAAGGTGTTGCTCGCGGCGCCGATGTCAGTGAACTTCGTCTTCAGGCCGTCGAGGTTCTGCATCAGCGACAGAATTGCCTTGTCCGATCGGCCGCCGCCGAAGATGTGCGACATGATCGAGTCGGCCTCGGTCGCGGAGACGCCGGCGTTCGACAGCGCCGTCTTCAGGTGGTTCAGCGCGACGTAGATGCCGTCGGGGCTCTTCAGGTCCTCAGCGAGCTGGTTCTGGGTGATGCCGGTCTTCTGCATCACCGACGTGAACGCCTGCGAAGACGCCGAGACGTCGGAGGTGGCGACGCCGAGGCCCTTAAGCATCGTCGCCGCCTTCTGCGACGGGTAGGCCATCATCGTCAGGCCCATGGTGACGCGGGTCGCAGCCTCCTGCGCGCTGTTGCCGCGGTCGGTGAGGTAGGCCAGCGCCGCACCCATCGACTGCACCGAGATGCCCATCTGCGCCGCGGTCGGGGCCCAGTTCGACACGGACTGGTTGAAGTCCTGGAACGTCATGTCGCCCTGGCCGACGATCGCGTTCAGCAGGGCCATGGTGGTGTGGGCCTCGCTGGCGTTCTGATTGAACGCCTTCATCACGCTGGACAGCGAGTAGGTGGTGTCGTCGAGGTTCGCGCCCGAGATCGCGGCCTCCTCGGCGCTGTACTTCACCACCTCCAGCGACGTGTTCAGGTCCAGGCCGGCCGACACCGGGTGGTACAGCGCCTCGGCCATGGCGGTGCCGGTCTGGCCGACGGCGTCGCCGAGCTTCAGTACCGTGCCGTAGGCGTTCTGCACCGCGGCCTTCGGGGCGCCGGCGGCGGTGTAGAGCCGCGTCATCTGCGTCTCGAAGTCGGACGCCATCTTGATCGAGGCGACGCCGATGGCGGCGACACCCAGCACGGTCGCTTTGCCGATTTTGTCGAATGCGGCCGAGCCCGACGCCTTCAAGCCGCCGAACTTGGCTTCGGCCTCATCGGCGCCAGCCTTGAACTGGTGAAGATCCATCATCAGCTCGGCCACGACCGGCGGCAACAGACCCAGGCCCATCAGAACCGGTCCCAACCGGACGCGAACGCCGCCCACAGGCTGCCGTCGCCGATGAGCTTGTCGACCGACGGAGCCAGGTACGGGCGGGCCGGCAGCACGGCGCGGCCAGTGTCGCCGCCGAGCTCCTGCACGCGCGCGTAGACCGATGTCGGCCCCACCTGGGATGCCCATGCGGTACCGCCGACCGGCTTGGCCGGCACGATGATGACGCCGCGGCGTAGCGTGCCGGTCACGAGCGACGGCGGCTGTCCGGGACGGGACGGCGTCGGCGTGCCCTTGCGGTGCGTGGTTGTGGTCAGCTTCTTCTTAGTCTCGGTCGCGACGAGCTTGGCCGCGTTGTTCGCGCCGCGCTCACACGCCTTGTTCGCACGGACGACCAGCTGCTCCATGGCGGCGTTCCACTCGGACACGCCGTGCCACGCCAGCGACACTGTTCCCGCCATCAGCCCTGCCTCCTCTCGGCCACTACCTCGTCCCAGACCTGCGTGTACGACACCAACCGCACCTCGAGCCACGCGGGCATCTCATCGACCTGCTGCGGCGAAAGCCCGTGGCGGCAGAGCCACCAGCCGTAGTCGGCTACGTCCCGCCACGGGTCGCCGTCGGGCCACTTGATGTTCTTGGCGCCGTCTCCTCCCTCAAGCGCCGCCCTTATGCGCCGGAGGGCGCGGTAGGGGACGTCTCGTCGGCGTGGTCGTCCGGGGTCGGCGCCTTCGGGAACAGCAGAGCCTGGACTGGCGGCCACGCCAGCACGGTCAGGGCGTCCTCGTCCTCGCCGGGGATCAGATCCAGGGACGCGGCGTCCGCAGACGGGATGGGGAAGGGGTAGGACCAGTCGGTCACCAGCCACGTGAGAATCGCGTTGACGGTGGGGTAACCGTTGTCGATCTCGATCAGCCGGTGTCGCTGACCGCGGGTCAGGATCCGCGGGCTGGCGAACGAGACCGTGTGGCCCGACGGCAGCGTGTGCGTCTTCGGGGCCGGGACCGGGATCGGCGAGGCGGCCGGGAACGCGGCGTGCGCGGGCACGGCGCCGAGCGGATGCGGCTGGACGTAGGGCGCCGGGCCGGGCTCCAGGGCCGGGACGTCGCCGAGCTGGATGGTGCCGCCGGCGGCGACGGCACCGTTCATGCTGTGACCGCTGTTCATCAGACGAAGGTCCCTGCTGCGATGGCGTTGGTGAACGTCAGCTTGATCGGCGACATGCCGCCGCTGTAGCCCGCGTTCGTCGGGTTGATGATCGCCTTGCCGGTGGCGTCGAAGCCGATCAGCTCCTTGCCGAAGTTCGGCTTGACCTCGGTGAATGCCGCGGCCTGCATGTCCACCTGCATCGCGAGCGCGGCGGCACCGGACAGCCCGTTGGACAAGATCCATTGGTACTGAGGCTGCGTGTTGTTCCGCATATACAGCAGCGGCGACTCGTCGGCGGCGATGAACGACGACTTCCAGTCGGCACTGACGTCGCCCCGCGCGATGATGTACGGGTTCTGGCTGTTCTGCCCGGTGAACTTCGCCGACGCGGTCCGCTTCAGGTTGTACTCCGCGGTCTCGACCGTCTTCACCAGCGTCCCGCCAGAGGCCGGGCCAGCCAAACCCAGCACGCCCTGCCACGACGGCAGCGGCGAGGCGGTGCTGTAGGTGGGCGCGGTCAACGTCGCCGGGATGGCCGAGACCCAGGCGATCGCCTTACCGGTCCAGGTCAGAAACTCGCTCTCCGCGTTCCACTTGAAGCTAATCTCGGTGAACACCACCGAGGTGAACTGCCGCCCGCCGGAGGTCGCGGCCGGGCCGTAGTACTGCGAGATCGTGAGCGTCGACGGCTGGCAGGAGTTCGTGCCCTGGCCGCGGCCCTGGCCCGAGTTCATCAGCGAGATCGCGTGCAGGTTCGGGCCGGTGGACTGGATCGCGGTGATAGCGACACCCGACGCGTGCGGCTTGGTCAGCGCCGGGACCGGGATGGTGTACGGGCCGACGCCGGTGGGGGCGCCGGAGGTGGTGACGATCTCGGCGAGGTTGCCGGTGTCGATCTGGATCAGGGTGCTGGCCGGGATTGACACCGACGAGGACACCGAGGTGGCGCCGACGATCGACGACGACGACAGCGTGCCGGTCGGTGTGGTCGCGGTGCCGGTGGTGGTGACATCGCCGAGCAGGTTCGCGACGAAGAACGGGGTCGTGTCGCAGTAGACCGGGCCCTCGACCGTCAGCTCGCCGATCTGAACGCCGAGCACCATGCCGAACGCGTCGACGGCCATCGACCCGCGCAGCGCCTTGTCTTCCAACCAGGTCGGCCGGTCGTTCCAGTCGAACTTGGTGACCGGCACCCAGGCCGCGATCGTGTTGTTCGGCACGCCTGGCCCGGTCTCCACCGAGACAGCGACCGCCTGCTTTCCAGAGGGGTAGACGGCGGTGGTCACTTCTCACTCCCGGCGGTGTCGGCGGCGGCCGGCGGCGGCTCGTCGCAGGGCTCGATGTCGCGGTGCTGCGGGTCGTCGGGTAGCCACGTGGCCTCGCCCGGCTCCAGCTGCGTCGACGGGTAGTTGTGCGGCTGCACGATCAGGTCGACCGGGCCGCTGTTGCGATACCAGCCCGGCTTCGGCGGCGGCGGGGCGTCGTCCTCGACCGGCTCGGCCGCGGCCGGCGCCTCGACGGCGGTCTCCGGCTCAGCCACGACGGCTTCGGCGGGTGGTTCGGCTGCGGCGGCTGCGCGTCGTGTGCCGGACTTGGCCGGCGGAGTGGTGTCCGGCATGGTGCTGGCCCTTCGTCGAGTGGTGGGTACGCGGGTGCGCCTTCAGGGCGGCCCGGAGCTTCGCAGACCGTTCGGCTTTCTGCGCGGCGGTCATGTTCGCGTTGTGCCGCTTGATGGCCGCCGAGAGCCTGGCCGCGCGGGCGGCCTTCTTCTCCGGCGACATGGCGGCGTTGATCCGCTTGGCGATCGCCGACCGTTTCGCCTTGCGCGCGGCCCGCTGGTCGGCGGTGAGCGCGGCCAGGTGCGCTGCGAGGCTGGCGTGTCGCTTCGCTGCCCGGGACGCGCGTTGCTGCGGGGTGAGGCGGGCGTTCGCGGCCTTCCGCGCGGCCGAGGCCTTTGCCTTGCGTGCGGCACGCTGTGCGGGCGTCAGCTTCGCCAGCGTCGCCTTCCGCTTCGCCGACATCGCGGCCTTGCGTGCGGCACGCTGTGCCGGCGTCATCGCCGCGAGGTGCTTGCGCATCGAGGCGACGCGCTTCTCGGCGAGCGCGTGCTTCTGCGCCTTCGACATGGAGGCGAGCCGCTTCTTCAGCGACGCCCGCAGCTTCGCCTTCTGAGCCGCGCTCATCTTGCGGTGCTGGGCGCGCAGCTTCGCCGAGAGCGCAGCCCGCTCCTGAGCGGTCCACTTGCGGCGTCGGGAGGTGGCCATGTCAGATCACCTGCGTCACGATGAACGACAGGGCACCGTTGCGCTCGACCGCGCCGTCGTCTTCCTCGGGTTCGCCATGCTGGCCGGCCAGGCCCTCGCGGAACTCGCCGACGGACACGATCGCGTCGCCGCGTCCGATCTGCCGGCCGCCGGCGCGCAGGCAGTCCTTCAGCGCGTCGTAGATGCGGTCGTAGTCGTCTTCGTCGTCGGCCCAGTCGTTCTCGCCGGGCTCGTAGGACTTGTGCCAGATCTCCAGCCGCACCGTGTAGTGGATGATCTTCCCGGTGGGCAGGATCGGGCCGGTCTTCACCAGCCGTTCCTCGCCGTCGGACGGCATCGTGATCCAGGCCTGGCACGAGTACGGCGCCGCACCGTTGCGGTACAGGTCCAGGGCGGCCTCTGGCGGCCGGGACCGGTACACGTGGTCCAGGCCCTGGATCCGCTGGGCCATCAGCCACTGCGCCAGCGCGGTACGGACCAGCCGCCGGTTCTGGCCGCCGGGGTTCGGGGACGCGGTCAAAGTCGCACCCCCTACTCGATCGGCAGGATGTAGGTGTGGAGGAACGCTTCGGCCTCGGCGTAGTCGTCGCCGGCCGTGGCCTCCTCCTCGCTGCTGCCGCTGTGCTTTCCGGCAGGCTTGGACGAGCCGCCGCCGGCCTCCTTCACCATGGCCCGCACCACCAGCACCGCGGCCTCGATGACGCTCTGCGGCAGCGCCGACACCATCGGCGGGCTGTAGCCGGTGGTGGGTATCGCGTACGGCGCGGCCGGGCAGGCGACGGTCCCGGGCCCGGACGTCGCTGACACTGTCCCGGCCAGGAACCGCATGCGGTTCTGCAGCGCGTACACGGTCAGCCAGGTCTGGCCGGCGATGATGCCGGTGCAGTCGTCGACGTGGATTGCCAGGTCGCCCTTTGCGACAGCCTGGGTCAGTTGGGTCACGGGGAAGCCGTTGATGTACGTGTACTTCACCCACAGCCGCTCGTCCGGCAGCGACCCGGCACCGAACTGAAGCGGCCCCTGGTCGGACATCCACGACAGCGCGCCACCGATTGGCATGGTGATCCGGTCCGGCTGCACTGCGGCCACCGACAAGTCAGTGGCCTGCGTGAGCATGTTCGCCGCCGGGCCGGACCAGAAGTCCGCCAGCGCGATCACAGGCTGGCAGCGGGGATGGAGCCGCACCGAGCCGTACCGGTCGGGACTGACCTCGCTCAGCATGGTGTCATAGGTGGCGGCGAGGCCGCCGATCGGCATCAGGACCGTGTCGTCGATCCACACCGAGGCGGATTCGATGAGCTCGGCCAGCGCCGCGTCCTGCTCGTCGGCCCGCCCGCGGGGCACGAGGTTGTCGAGCTGGACGCCGCGGCGCCGGTGGTTCTTCATCATGTCGACCGACAGGTACGGCACCATCCGCGGCGTCGAGGTGACGCCGACGTTCGCTGCGATGGCCACTAGTCGACCTCCAGCTCGCCGACCTGGCGGACGATGACCTCGGTGCCGGTGTTGATCTGCACCCAGACGTACCAGGTGCCCGGGGCCGGGCTGGCCGCGCCACCGGGACCGACGAGGACGGTGGCGACGTAGGTGCCGATGGCGGTGGTGTCCCAGCCGCCCGTCTTCCAGTCGCCGACGGCCGGGTTGGTGTTGGAGGCGCCCATGAACGCCACCTGCACCGTGTACGAGGTGGGGTTGACCGGGGCGCCGGCGGCGTCGGCGAACACGGGGAAGCGCAGCTGCTCCAGCGACAGGGAGCTGATCCGTTCCAGGTCCATGGAGATCACCCACTTTCTTCTCGGGGGTTCGACGGTGACGACGACGGCGGCCACGGGTCAGTCCCCGGTGGTCTCTCCGGTCGGCGGGGCGTCCTCGGGGGTCTTGCCGTCCTCGGCAGAGGTCTTGCTGTCGTCGGCCGGGGTCTTCTCCTCGGCGGTCTTCTCGTCGCCTGCGGCGGGGGCCTCGGCCGCGTTGCGCACGTAGGTGCCGTGGTCGCAGCTGGCCGAGTGGGACAGGTGCGGCCAGCCGTTCGGCCAGCAGGCGCGGCAGATCTCGGCGACGTGCTCGACCGCGTCCTCGACGACGGCCTCGGCCTTCTTAGCCGCGGCGGCGGTCTTCCCGGCCGGGGTGGTGGTCCTCTTAGCGGGCGGCATCTCAGGCGCCTTCCTTCTCGCAGTCGGCACCGCACTTGCCGCAGCGCTTGAAGAAGCTGCCGTGGGCGCACTCCGGGCAGCGGTAGCCGAGCCGGGCCGAGGTCACCCCGGACAGGCCCGGATTGACACCGCCGACCTTCACCAGCGCGGCGGCGTCACGCGGCGTCATGTGCAGCACGCCGTCGCGGGCGGTGTAGCGGCGGCCGGACAGGCCGTCGACCTGCACGCAGGTGCGGTCCGGCGACAGCACACGCACGGTCTCCACGGCCATCACGCGGCCCCGGTGTTTGCGGCGGTCGACAGCACCGCCGCCAGCGCGGTCGCCTGCGCGGTCACGTCGCCGGGCAGTACCGCGATGGACACGGCGCCGGCGTCGACCCGCAGCAGCGCGTCGCCCTGGACCGCGGTCAGTGTCGACACCTGCGCGGCGCTCAGGCCGTTGTAGTAGGTGTTCGCCGCGGCGATGACGGCGCGCAGGCCGGCGCCGGAGAGCTTGTGGCCGCGGGAGGTGGCCAGCAGCCGCGCGGCGGTGCCGTTGTTGATGGACTCGATGGCCCATCCGGCGTTTCCGAGCGTCGCGGGCGAGTAGTGGACAGGCATCCTCGGCTCCTTCCGTAGGCCTGCCGGAGCCGCCCCACAATGTGCGGGGCGGCCGGGTGGGCTTACTGGATGCCGAGCAGCGCGCCGGACCAGGCCGGCGCGTAGGGCACGAGCGTCCCGTACTGGTACGTCGACTGGTCGTACGTCATCTGGATGTCAGGCCACTTGTAGGCCATGTAGTCCTGGACGTTCCGGATCTCGAAGGTGTTGCTGATCTCGGAGTTCGGGACCGGCAGCGTCTTGGACCAGGCGAACGCCGCACCGGCCGGCATGTACGGGTGCACCTCGAAGTCGAGCATCTTGCCGGTGACCTCGTTGACGATCCCGGACACCAGCGCGCCGACCGACGTGCCGCCCAGGCTCTCGCCCTGCGACAGGCTGATCCGGTAGGAGGTCGTGCTGGCGTTGTTCTTCAGCAGGTCCGACATCTCCTTGCGGACGCCGCCGTCGACGTACACCACGTCGGGGTTGGCCAGGCGCTTGTCGCCCGCGCCGATGACGTTCGCGCCGTACAGGCCGATGAACATTTGCTGGAACTCATCGCCCGGGTTCGACGTGGACAGCTTGGCGTTGACGCGCTTGATGTACCCGGACTGGGCCGGGTCGGTCAGCACCGACAGCATGCCGTCGTACAGGGTGCCGCCGCTGGAGACAGTGGAGTCGGCGCCAGGCATGGCCGCGCCGCCGCCGGCGTAGGTCGTCAGCACGAAGGAGTTGCCGACGAACGAGGTCTGGTAGGTCTCGGTACCGGTCGAGGTCCCGACGTACAGGTTGTAGTTCAGCGCCCCGGTCGGTTCCGCGGTCACATTGACCGTGATCGAGTTGGTGGAGCCGGACAGGGCGCCGGTGTTGACCTCGTTGGAGACGACGGACTCGCCACCGCCGGCGTTCGCAGTGACCTTGATGTAGTAGGTCGCGGCGCCGATGCTGCCGCCGGTGGAGCTGGACGACTGCGAGATCGTCGGGGCGGTGACGGCGCCGAGGTAGCCGTTGGCGGAGGCGCCGCGGGCGTACAGCACCGCGCGCTCCTCGGCGCCCTTGGTGGCCCACAGCAGCGCCGTCTGCGACAGGGAGATGATGTTCTCGAAGCCCCTGCCCTGGTACTGCGCCTTGTGCGTGACCGAGTCGGACAGGCCCTGCTCGACGTAGGCGATCATCTTCGAGTCGGTCGCGTACGTGATCTTCTGGGGGCGGCGCAGACCCGTGACCCCGCCGAACGTGGTGGTCGTGGTCTCGGAGTTGAACCCGGCCATCAGGTCGGCGACACCGCCGGTGCGCGAGTTGGACCAGCCGAGGACCCGGCGAAACTCGCACGCGCCACCGACACCGGTGTTGTCCCGCGTCAGCTCGTTGATCAGCGGGGTTTCGCGCGGCACCATCTTCTTCGCCGGCGCCTGCAGGTCGTACTGCATCAGCCCGGTGCGGGAGTTGTACGCCGAGGACTGCCAGTCCTTGGCCAGGTCGGCCTTCATGGCCTGGATCTGGTCCAGGTCGCCCTGGATGCCGCCGAGCTGGTCAGCGGACAGGCCCTTGGTGATGTTGGCGATGGCGCCGTCGAGCTTCGCGATCTGCGCGGACGGGTCGCGGATGATGCCGTGGCCCTTGACGTAGAAGCCGGGCTCTTCCTCGGCCTGGCGGATCACGTCGCGGAAGGTCGCCTTGTACTCCTCGAAGCGGCGGGCGATCTCTGTGGGGTCCGTGGTGTCGGAGAACATCTCCGACGGCGTGGGCACCTGGTACACAGGTTCTCCTGGGGAGGCTACTGGCCTTCCGCAGCGTCGGCGGCGGCCTGCTTGGCGAGTTGGAGGTAGCCGCTGCGTGCCTGCGCGTCCGGGACGAGCTCAGCCTGGCGCCGGTAGTACTCGGCGGTAGGTCCGGTCTTCTTCGCGGTCGCGGGGGCGACGGAATCCACGCGCATGATCGCGGGTCCGCCTGCGGCGGGCTGCGCCTTGGCCTTCGCCAGGTCCGCTTCGAGCGCTTCGATGCGCTCCTTGGAGGCGGCCAGTGCCTTCACCAGGGTCACGGCGTCCTTTTCGAACGTCTGATCGATAGTAGCGCCCTTGCCGGTCGTGACGCCATCAGCGGTCTTCGCCTCGTCGGGCTCGGCATCCAAGCCCACGTACACGATGTCCTCGGCGGCGCCGGAGTCCTGCGCGCGCTCGCACGCCAGGAAGTAGGACATGGACCGGACCGCGTCCATCAGGCAGCCGATGTCCCACGCCTCCTCGAGGCGGCCCTCGCCGAGTGATTCGGCCTCGGAGCAGATCAGCTGCGCGATCTGCTTGATGACCGCCAGGGCGCCGGCGATGTCCGCGGACTCGTCGTAGCTGGCGGCGGCCTTGTTCAGCTCGACCGGTCCGCGGGTGCCGGCCAGCACCTCGGCGACGGTCGCGACCGCGGCGTCGCGGTCGAACGCCGGCTGCTCGGCAGCCAGTGCCTTCTCGATTTCGGCGCGCAGCTGCGGCGCCACGGTCTCCAGCGCGGCCTTCAGGTACGGGCGCGGCACGGCGGCGGGCTGCTGGTCGACGATGACGGCCTTCGACAGGTCCATGACGAGCTCGCCGGCGACGTCGACCGGCGCCAGCTCGCCGTCGGCGGACTTGGCGATCGCCATGGTGGCGGTCGGGTTGCAGGGCCGGTCGACGAGGGAGATCTCGACGATGTCGCCGCCGACGATCCGGCCGCCGGGCGCGGTGGCGTCCTTGACGACGCGGGCGTTCTTGATGCCGATCGAGTAGCCCTTCAGGACGCCCTTCTCGACTTTTTTGGCCGATCCGGCGTCGACCACGAGGGACTTGACGTACCAGTCGTCGCCGTCCTGCACGGTCTCCACGCCGACTCCGGCGGCGATCGCCGAGTGCTGCTCGCGGATGTTCGCCCACTGGGCCCAGCCGGGCATGGCGTTCTTCAGCCAGTCCGGGTCGCAGCGCTGCTCGTCGAGGTCGAGGTCGGGGCCGGTGGCCTTGCCGTAGACGAGGAGGTCACCGTCCTCGGTGGTTTCGGTTTTGACGATGTCTCCGGCGTAGACGTGGGTGATGCTCATCCGTCTTCTCCATTCAGGTCGGCCACGTCGAAGTCGGCTGCCTCGGCGGGGGTGATGTCTGCGGCGTCGATGGCGCAGCGGCATCGGGGGTGTGCGGGCGGGGCCTGGTCGCCGGAGCTGAACAGGGCGCCGAGGGGGATGGCGCCGTCTCGACCGTCCGGTTCGCAGTACTCGGGGCAGACGCGGTCATCTTCGGCGGTCATCCACGACTTCGCGGCAACGCCCATGGCGGCGTAGGTATTGAGGGTGGCCGCGGAGGTAGCCCGGTTGATCTCGGTGACCGCGACGAGATCGGCCCAGCGCGGGTCGGTAAGGACGGTGCGCAGGGCGCGGGCGAGCGTATCCGGGGAGTCGCCGTTCTCCAGGGCTGCGGCAAGCACCTTCCCGAGCTCGTTGATGCGGCTGCTGGCGATGGACTGGATGGTGACGCCGGCCTCGTCGAGGAGCCGTGCGAGTCCGGATCCGTCGCTTGCCTGGCTGAGGATGAGTCGGGCGGCCTCCGGGTCGCCGGGTGTCCAGCCGGACCAGTCGACTGCAACGCCGGTGACGACGGCGGCGGCAGCACGGTCACCGATGAGATAGCCCTCGGTGTAGGCGTCGGTCAGCGCTTCGACGAGAGCCTCGGCGAGGGCTGTGGGGACGCCGCGTGCGGCAAGCCATGCGGCGGCGTCTGCGGCCTGCGGGCTCAGTGCCTTGGCGGCCGCGCGTTCGGCAAGCCAGTCGCCGGCGAGCGAGCGGGCGTCGATGGCTGCGGCGGCGGCCTTGTTCAGCAGCGGTACGTAGACCGCGGCGGTGGCCTCATCGCGTTCCCAGCCCGGCCATTGCCGGGCTGATGCTTTTGGGTGGTCGGCGGTGAGGAACGAGGCCCGGGGGACCGAGTCGATGGCGGCGCGGACCTGATCGTAGGTGAGGGTCTTGAACTGGAACGGCCGGCCGGGCTTGTCGCCGCGCTTGGCGGCCCACCGGCGGTATGCCACGACCTCGGCGACCTGCTCGGGTGTCAGGTCGGGGATGACCGCGGGCGTCGCGGGTTCGGCGGTCTTCTTCGTGGCGGTGCTGGCGGCTGGCTTTTTCGCCTGTTGTGCCGGGGCTTCCTGGGTCTGGCCGCTGTCGGCACCGTCGTCCTGCTCGCCGTCGTTCTGCTGCTGTCCGTCGCCGGGTTCGGCGTCCGCGCCCTCGGGCGGGTTGGTCTGCTTCGGCGCTTGTACCGGCTCGATCAGCTCACCGGGCAGCGCCGTCTGCGAGGCGCCCTCGAGGAACACCACGCCGCGCTGCGTGATCACCATGGGCATGTCGGCCTCGGGGAAGTTGTACAGCGGCTGGCCCTGGCGGCGGCGGTCCTCGTTCAGGGTGGAGCGGCCGGAGCTGGTACGGGACTGCGCGACCTCGTCGGCGGCGGCCTCGTCCTCGGATTCCAGGCCGGTGAACTGGAACTCGAGCTCGGGCGGGGCGCCGAGGTAGTCGCGGGACAGCTCCTGGATGATTTCGGCGATCATCTCGGTGTCGGGGCGGCGGCCGACACGGTCCTGCACGTCCTCCTGGCCCTCGTGGTAGCCGGACGAGCCGAGTCCCTTGGCCTCGGTGAAGCCGAGCTCTGCGATGGTGACGCCCATCTGCATCGCCACCATCTTGATCAGGTGCAGGTCGTATTCGGGCTTGTAGCGTTCGTCGACCTGCGGGGCCATCTCCGGCCGGAACCCGGGCGGCGCGACTTTCACGCGGTGGCGGGCGCGGGTTTTGCCGCCGAGTTCGTCGTTGAGGGAGTCCTCCCACTTGCGGCGCTGCCGGGCATCAACCTGCTCGGCGTCGGTGCCCTCGGGCACGAGCCAGGTGACCGGTGTGGAGTTGTCGTCGTACTCGGAGAACATCCAGCCCTGACGCTTCAGGTACAGGCGGGCGGCGATCAGGGCGCGTTCGACGTCGGACTGGCCGAACGGGGTGAAGGTGCGGGCGGTCTCGCGCCAGTAGAACAGCTGGTCGGCCGGGTAGGGGTTGTCGACCTGCATGTGGCCGTCGGCATCGAGCAGGACGCGGCCCTCGTCGTCGACGGCCGGTGTGGCGACGTATTCGCCGCGGGGGAAGCCGTACAGGATCTGTTGGTAGGCCGGGTAGGGCGGCTGCGGGGTGTGGCCTTGCCGGTCGAGCAGCGGCTTGATGGTGGTGCCGTCGAGGATGCGGAAGGAGTGGACGTCGCCGCCGACGGTGCGCTGCGGGTAGATCACGAGCGCGTCGAGGACGATGACCTCCTCCTGCAGCATGTTCAGCCAGGCGCCGAGGCCTCCGCGTAGGTGGCCGCGCCACGGGTTGGTCCAGAACCTGGTGAGCCGGTCGATTTCAGGCCGGTACTTCTCGCGCAGCTCGGCGGCGATGTCGTCTTGGCCGCGGCGCGGGTCGGCCTGGTAGGCGTCCTGGATGGCGTCGGCGGACACGGTCCAGCCCCATTTCTGGGAGCGGACGTGTTTCTTCCTGGTGCGGATGGCGCCGGAGATGATGTCGACGTTTTCGGCGGCGTCGCGCAGGATCTGCCAGGGGATGAGGCGTTCGCCGTTGAGGCGGAGGTTCCAGGAGACGGGGTATTCGGAGCCGCGGGGTTCGGGGCGGCCGGTGTCGTTGCGGCCGGGGTCGAGGCCGGCGGGGGTGAGTGCGGTGCCGGGGCCGAAGTTGTCGTTGTCGCGGGGGTCGCGGGCGAGGGGGTTGTTGTTGATGAGGCTGCGTGCGGTGGCCTGGTTGACGAGGTCGTTGAGGCTGCTGCTGCGTTCTGCGGCCATGCCGGGTACGGGGCCGGTGGCGGCGCGGGCTTTGGCCACGGTGGTCCGTGTGCGGTTGCGCTTGTTGCGGCTGCGGGTCACATGGGCCGTCCCTCGTCGAGATGCGCAGGCTACCTGTGTAACGATAGCTCAAACGTTCGACTGGCGGCTATGCTGGCGTGCGCGAAGCGGGGTGGAGGAGTTCGGTCACCTTCGCAGGCCTCATAAGCCTGAGACGCGGGTTCAAATCCCGCCCCCGCCACGGCAGAGGGCCCGGGACCCGCTTGCGGGTGGAGCGACTACACGCCCCCGGGGACCGGGCGATGAGGTACCCCGGACACGCAAGGGTCTGTAGCTCAAGTGGGAGAGCAGCCGTCCGGCAGGCGGCAGGTTGTCGGTTCGAGTCCGGCTAGATCCACTGCTCCGGCGCGTGAACGCTTATCCACGTCCTGGGATGCCCGCGCCGGGGCTCTACTCCGCCCTCCACGCCGGGTCATAGTCGGGGTGCTGGTCGTAGGGCGCGGCGAGGGCGCGCAGAGCGTTGCCGTAGGCGCGCAGGTTCAGCTTGGTCGCGCCAGCCAGGACCGTGCCATCGCTGGCTTCGAGCGCGACCTTGGCAGTGACATAAAGCTGGATCACCGCACGCTTCGCCTTCACGTCGGCCAGGACGCGCGCGGGGTCGTGGCGGGCGATGTGGGCGCCGTTTGCCTCGGCGGCGTCATCGCCGATCTCGAGCGAATCCTCCAGCCGCAAAACCTCGATCGCCCCGCCGTCAATGTCGCGCTGACGAACGACCGGGAAGGCGCCGTAACTGGGAGCGTGCTCCAGCACATGGCGCTCTTTCTCGAGCGTGCCGAAGTTCGCGGACCAGTCGCCCCAGCGCCACGGGCCGGGCGTCGCCGCCTTTGCCGCCGCCTCGTCCTCATCCAGCCGCGCGGTCAGGAACTCGACGATGTCCACCGCGCCAGCCTACGCCGCGCCTTCGCCCTGCCGAGCGCTGTTCAGCATGCTCAACGCCTGATCACCTGCGGCCTTCGCTTCGGCGGCCGTCTGCCCGGTAGCTGCGATGATCTCGCGCGCGGCAGGCCAGTTCTCGGCGAACGTCTTCACCGAGCCGCCGGTGCCGACGAGGCTCTGGATGCTGCACGTCTCGGTGCAGTCCTGGGCCAGGTGCGGTTCCTGCCCACTGACAACGTGGTATCTGCCAGACACAGGCGCGGTGAACGTGCGGGGCTGCTCGGTCATACCGTCAGGCTACGCCGCCCACCCGTCGTCGTCTTCGGGGTTGGCCATCAGGTCGTCCATGAACGCCGCCGCCGAGCTACCCATCATCAGCCGCTGCAACGCCTGCGTCATCCCATCCACCTGGTCATCATGCGAGCCGTTCGGGAACGACGCGCACTCGTCGACGAACCCTGCCACCCACGGCGCCAGCGACGGGTCCGGCAGCTCGACGTCGCCGGCCTCGATGAACGGCGCGACCGCGTTCGCCCGCGACTCCTTGCTGTCGGTGGGGTTGATCGGGATGAGGCCTCCGATCTGGCCGCGCAAGCTCTGGATGACCGCAGCGCCGTTGGCCTTCTCCTCGATGAGCTTCCGTTTTGCCTGCGGCCACGCGGCAGAGACCTGCTTGATGGCCTCTGCGGTGGCGGGCATGTCGAGGCGGTCACGCACCTGGTGCAGCAGCCACGCCCGGGACCCGCGCCGGCCCCACACCTGGATCACCACCCAGTCGGACGACTTCGTGTCCTTGAACGCGCAGTCCACCGACAGGATCACCTCGGCGGCGCCGACCGCATGCCAGGTCCCATCCGACCGCTGCACGGCCCGGGGGGCGCCGTAGAAGCGCCACCACGCCCGCTTCAGGATGCCGCCCTCTGCCGGTGCCGGGCGGCCCTGATACAGCGCTGCGAAGGCGCGTGAGCCGACTTGCCGGCGGATCCGCTCCCACATGGCGCGGGTGCGTCGGCGGGCCGAGCGCAGCCACTCCCCGGGTTCGCGGCCCAGCGGGTCCGTCTCGCCCTTGTCGGGGTCGTGGTCGGCGAGGGCCGGGATGTTGACGTGCGTCCACTCGTCGGCCGATTCGGAGGCCAGCAGGCGCCCGGCGAGGTCGTCCTCGTGCCAGCGGGTCATCAGCAGGATCACCGGGGCGCCGGGCGCCAGCCGGGTCGAGCCGGACTCGGTCCACCACGACCAGCAGGCTTCGCGGTAGGTCTCGGAGTCCGCCTCCTTACGGCCCTTCACCGGGTCGTCGATGATGAGGACGTCCACAGGCCGGCCAGTGAGTGCGCCGCCGATGCCGGAGGTGATGACGCCGCCGAGGTGCCCTTCCAGCTGCCACTCGTGCGCGGCGGAGGTGTCGTGGCGGACGGCCAGGCCGAGTTCGGGGTGGGCGACGATCTCGTTGCGGATGGCGCGGCCCCAGCGGCGGGCGATGTCGGCCTCGTAGGACACGATCGCGATACGCAGGTCTGGGTTGCGCAGCAGCAGCCACAGCGGGAAGAAGCGGCTGATGCGCTGGGACTTGCCCTCTTGCGGGGGCATGGTCCAGATGAGGCGGTCGATGCGGCTGTCGGCGACGCCGAGCAGGTGCTCATCGAGCAGGTCCAGCGCAGGCGTCTGCACCGTACGCGGGTCGAGGTAGGTGGCGAGGTCGCCGGGTGTGGGGAAGGTGGCGGCGGGGCCGGCTTCGAGTTGATCGGCGGCCAGCGCAAGCGGGTCCGCGAGCATGTCAGCCGGCTGCGCGCAGGTGCCGGGCGGCGACGGCCCGGGCCTCGGTGGCCTGCTCGCTGCTGGCACCGAGCAGGGTGATCACGGCTTCGATGGCGCGCATCACGGTCTTGGCCTGCTGCTCGGTAATCGCGGCGAGGCGCGTGTCGATGTTCAACCGGGCGTAGGACGCAAGAACCGTGTTGGTGCGGTCCATGGCCCGCTCGTACAGCTGCACCGCGGCGGCGGTCTGCTCGCCGGCCTCGCTGCGGTAGCCGACCGAGCGGAGTTCGTCGAGCAGCTCGTCCATGAGGTTCATCCAGGCCATGACGCGGCCGGCGAAGCCAGCGTAGGCGGCGAGCGGGTTGTCGACGGGCACGATCTCGGGTGCGATCCGGCCGAACAGCTCGCGGGCCTCGCGCTCGACCAGACGCAGCTGCGCGCCCTTACGGACGGTCGGGGTGGATCCGCCGTGCAGTTTGCACGGGCCTTCGCCGACGTGGTCGGTGCCCCAGCCTGCGACCTGCGTGCAATTGCCGCCGCTGCGGGTCTTGGCTCCGCAGCGGGCACCGTCACGGCCTACTGGGCGGCGGGACATGGCTATGGCCTACTGGTTCAGTTCGCGCAACGTCTGATTCGCCCAGCCGCCCGACGCCGGCGCGCCCTCCGGCACGAACACGGCGCCTCGGCTGAGCCTGAAGACGGTGGAGTCCGACACCTTCTCGGTGAGGTCGACCCATGCAGACGGCTGCTCGCCCTGTGCGGCTAGGCGCTTGCCCTCGTCGGCGCACATCTCGGCGCAGTCGGTGCAGATGCTGACGCCCAGTGGGGCCGTGCAGAGGAAGCAGGCTGCGCGCGGTTCCTTGCGCAGCCGCTCCAGTTCGTCCAGCAGTTCGCCGACCTCGTCAGCGGTCAGGCCGGAGAGGTGGTCGCCGCGCGGGTTGTTGTCGGCACGGAGCTTCGCCAGCCGCGTGTCGCTCATCGGCTCAGCCATCTGACGTAGTCCCTTCGCACTGGCAGGCTCCGTGTCCGCCGCAGTCGTGGGCGTGCACGGTCACGGTGTCGTCGACGACGTGCTGGTCGCAGCCGTGCACGGCCTTCGTCACGTCCTGGGTGCGGTCGGCGACGTAGGTGGCGTTGCCGTTGCCGAACAGGTCGGGGATGGAGCGGATGGCCTGTTCCTGCGCGGCCCAGTGCTGCTCGGCTTCGGCGGGGGTGGCGCGGCGCTGCCATTGGGTGGTGGCGGTGGTGCCGCAGCGGTGGCAGGTGGGGAGCAGCGGCCGGGGTGCGCCGGGCGGCAGCATCGCGAGCAGGGCGGCCGGGTACTCGTCGCGGGGTGCGATCTCGGTCATCGCCACAGTCCCCATCCGAAGTGTCCGATCAGCCACAGTGTCACGAGGATGAATGCGCCGGTGAACAGGAAGTGCGCGGCGGTCCAGCCCCACGGGCCCTGTCCGACCTTCAGCCGCTCCAGGTTCCAGATGGCGCCGGACAGGGTGTCCTGCGTCCTGTTCCGCACGATGGCGATGGTCTCCGGGACGATGAACGTGCCGAAGGCCAGTGCGAACCAGATCGCCCAGTAGCGGGTCATGGATCGAGTATCGCACTGGCGTTCGAGTTCCGTCACTGTCGCGTTCCGGGGTCGTCGCGGTCGGCGAGGTCGTAGATGGCGCAGACGAACCGTTCCCATTCGCGGTCGCTCAGCAGCGTCTCGGCGGGCGGGGTGGGGTGCTGGGTGTCGGGTGTGCGGCGGTTGTGGTGCCGGTCCCGCTCGCGCTGGCCGCCGATGAGGTAGCCGGCGGCGAGCGCGAGCAGGAGGGCGGTGATGGTGGCGATCATTTCGGCTGGTTGTCGCAGTTGCAGCGGCTGTAGATGACGTCGTGGGTGCAGGCGCCGATGGTGTGGGCCGGGTTGGCCCACGGGATCTCGCGCGGCGGCGCGAGCTGCGCCGGGGCCAGCCGAGCGTTGCGAATGCTTGCGTCCACCGCCTCGCAGACCTGGAGAAATCGGGTCTGTTGTTCCTGGGTCATGGGCTTTGTCTGGCGCCGCAGCCAGTCCAGTGGTTTCACCGTTCCTCCTCGGTCCGCTCGACCCGCGCCGGTATCCCGAGCAGGTCGCAGATCGCGTTGATCTGCCGTTTCGTCTCGTCGTCGCCCATTGCGTCCAGCACGACGATGACGTGGTCGCCGCGGTCGATGGTCACGCCCTCGTCGAGGATGGGCACGAGGTGCTTCACCGTCCGGCCGCCTTCCGCTGTGCGCTTGCCTTGATGCTGCCGACGACGATGGCCCACAGGCCGGCGGCGACGAGTGCGGCGCCGATCCAGCCCCACGCGATCAGGATCAGCTCAGCCACGGTCGGCCTCCGGCTTCACCTTGTGCCACTGGCCGACGTAGCGGCGCTCTGCGCTCCAGGGCCCGTCTGACCTGACCCGGTTCCAGTCCTCGGCGATCCGCATGGCGCCGTCGCCTGTGGCACAGAAGGCTTCCCGGCCGTCATCGGTACGCAGCGCGAATTCCTCGCGGGCCTCGCCGATCTCGGCCGACTGCTTCCGCGCGTCGTCGAGGGCGGCGAGCAGCCGTGTGACGTCGCTGATGCTGCGGACCATGCCGCAGGGCGGGCAGCCGTCGCTGTGGACGCCGGGCCCGTGCGTCTCGAACGGGACGGTGCGCAGGTACGTGTTGCGTGCGCGGATCTCGCCGAGCTCGGTGTCGCTGAGCGGCGCGGGCTCATCCGTTTGCCGTAGTGCGTCTACGGGCGCTGTGTCAGCCATGATGTTCTCCTTCGATCGGGTCGGCGACGGCGTGGAGTGCGGCGCGGAGCCGCTGTTCGAGCGCGCGCGTGGCGGCGCGTTCGTTGGCGGTGGGGAGCCGGTACAGGCGCCGGCGGGGCTGGCCCACGGGCGTCCGAAGCCACTCGCCGACGATGCGTCCCTGGCGTTCGAGCATCTGGAGATCGAAGATCGTCTCGGTCAGGTTCTTGTAGAGCGCGGTGGCGACGTCGCGCGCGCTCGCGGTCTCGTTCTCGGCGACGATGCCGAGGACGGCGGCGCGACGCTGCGCCAGGCGCCGGACGGCACGGCGCGTCACTGCGCACCGCCGTCCGGGCAGCCAGCGCGCACATGGTCCGGGTGGACACAGGCGGGGAAGCCGCACACGGTCTCGCCGGACTTCAGCGCGGCAATGCGGTCGGCGAAGCGGGCATCCAGTGCCAGCATCGCCGGTACGGCGTCCGGGCCGGCCTTCGCCTGCTGGCATCGCGCCACCGCCCGCGTGTCCGCCTCGCGCTCGCCCTCCAGCTCCGCGACCCGAGCAGCGAGGGCGGCACGTTCGGTCAGGACGGCCTGGAACTCCTCGCCGCTGTCGGTCCACACGTGGCCGCTGGTGCCGTCCTGGTGGACCTTGTGCGGGGCCGTGTTGAGGGTGCAGTAGTGCCGGACGCCGTCATGCATGCCGGTCGTTCGGCACAGCAGCCCCGGCACGCGCCCCGCCGTCCCGTCCTGCATCTGCTCGCCGTCCGTCGCCTCGGCCGGCTGCTGCTCGCGCCCGGCCTGCTGCGCAAGGCACCTGCGGATGTCGGCGCACACGTCGATGCCCTGGATCGTGTAGGTCGAGGCGCCCGTCAAGTCGCCGTGGCAGTGGGCGCAGGTTTTTGGGCCGGGGCCGCTCATCGCGTGATCCCGTCGAGGTGGGCCGTGACGGCGTCGCTCTCGGGCGTCGGCGGCGTGTGGCGGGCGAGGTACTGCGTGGCGGCCTGGAGGGTCTCCTGCGGGCCGTTCTGGCGGTGCGCGCGGTTGGCGCGGCGGCGCAGCTTCGGCGGCAGCAGGTCGGAGCAGGCGCGGCAGGCGAACAGGTGGCCGGGCGCGGGCTGGCCGCAGCCGGGGCACGGGTGCGAGGTGGACTCGGGCTCGTCGCCCCAGTCGATGCTCTCGACCATCAGAACGGGTTCCCCTCGTCGTCGACGTCGCCCTCGTCGTAGTCGACGTCGGCGGTCGCGCGGCCTTCGTCGGCCCAGGCCTCGTAGGACTCGCGGTC